AAAGAAATCTCCATTATTATGTATTTCTGCAAATGCATTTTGCAGTTCTTCTTTATCTGATTGTTTAGCAGCTTCTGCTGCAGCAGTTTTCTTTTGCTCGATTTCCTGCTTTTTTGATTGTGCCGGCGCAATCATTTGCCCTTGGATATCTCTACGCAAATCTTTTGCGTGAAGAGATAAAGTACGGGAATCAATAAGTTCCTGGATTTTATCTTCAATTTCGATTTGAGTATCATCGTCATTCAAATCTTTTTTCTCCTGAATAGCAATAGATTCATATTGCTTACGCATTAAATCTTCATCATTCATTTTGATAAGTGGCTCAAAATACTCAAGACTTGCTACAGCTTTTTCGTATTCTGTTTCATCAGCATCTTTGGTTTCTGATGCATCACCTTTATTTAAAAAATCTTTAAGTTCTTCCGTACTCTTGAAATCCTTATTTAATTTTTTATTAAAAAGAGAAAGATCTTCATCAGAAAATTCTTCTTCATTTTCAGTATCTTCTTCTTCTTCCTCAAGTTCCTCAAGATTTAATTCATCATCATCATCATCATCTTCATCTTCATTATTAGAAGAACCAGGAGTGGGGGCATCCTCCTGCTCTTCTTCATTATCCAATAAGATTGGGGAATCAGATTGGAAACTTTTCATATCAAAATCTTCATCTTCTATTTCCTGTTGTTCAGGATCAAAATTGAATAGATCATTTTCGTTAATTTCTGAATTACTGTTCTCTTGAACTTCTGCTTCTTCTTTTGTTTTAATTCCCATTATTAAAAATTTATGTTAAACAAATCTATAAAAAAAAATCTACTCTTTCTTTGTAGGTGATGATTTTGATGGCGAAGTTGGTTTAGGCTTACTCGCTTCTACTTGTTTTTGAGCTAATTCTGCACGCTTAATTTTCTCTGCAGAATTAGCTTTAATATTGTCAGACATAGCTTTGTTATCAGCATATACGTGCGCAATATACTTATCTTTATCGTGACCTTCCCTGGTAAGTTTAGATGCTTCTTCTTTTTCAGCAGCTTCTTGTTCTTGAGCAGATTTAGCTTGCTCTTGAGCAGCCTGCATAGATTCTTCCCGAACTTTCTCCATAGAATTAACCATTCGTCCGAATACAGCTTTCTTTTCTGTAGCAGAATCACCCTCGAACACTTCGATAAGCCCCATAATTAAATCAGGAGTATTAGCTGTAGATAATGCCATTTCTGCCGCGGCATCAATTCTGTCTGAAGCTTCTTTATCTTTCCGTGCATCGGAAAGATAAATGCCAAAATCAGATTCAAAAAAGTCTTTAAAAAGTTTTATGAATTTTGTTTTCATTTCACCAAAAACAAATTGAATGACTTCTCCTTCCGGATAGTCTTTCTTCATTTTAACCAAAACTTTCTCAAGTAGGGCTTGAATGAATTCATCAAATGGAGTATAGATCACTTCTGTTCTTGCGGCACTACCACGAATAGCAGCGTTGGTTCCGCCGGCAGTTTGATACTGGCCGACCTGACCTTCACGTTCAGGAGTAATACCTACAAATTTACTTGCCAAATCTTCGATAATAGCAAGTCCTTCAAACAGATCTTTAATAGCACCTTTCTGAGACATATCCAAAGAAGTGAATTGGTTGAAGCTATTTTTCATAGCACCTTTTTCCTTGGAATTGATAAGCATAATCTTATGCTTTTTCATATGGTGAAATACTCTGTTAAGACCACCGGCACCATCTTTAAGAAATGCTTTTGGTATTTGAGCAGTATCGTAAACAAGCACCCGGGAATCTCCGGCGTGTTTCATAGCAGCCCTGATCTCAAATAAGATTTCAGATGCCATTTCCTGAAGTTGATAAAGTTTAGCTGCCGGAGATTTTATTTGAGAAGTTCCAGTACTGTTATCTCTAATAATAGAAATTACCGGAAGTGTACATTCGTATGGATTGTCTATGGTAGAAAAACGTTGCTCCATAACACCCCAATCAAGACAGATCTCTGGACCAAGCATTTGAACGAATCTTGGCTGTTCACCATCAATGTATTCTACTTTGTCTTTTTTTCGGACTGGACGATCTTCGCCAATTACCTTATGAATTTTTTCTCCGGTATTTTTATTTTCACTAATCTTGATCGTGGTTCTCTTACGAGATTTCCACATTGCGTTAATAAGCCTAATTCTTCCAATCTTATTGCTGGTATCAAACCAACCATCGTATTTTTGTGAGTGAGAAAGTTCATCACTATCTTCTCCACTATAGTTGTTCATCGTAGAAAATAGCTCTTTCACTTGTGATTTTTCTTCAGGAGAAAGACTGAATGTATTATAAACTTCATTTTCAGTCAGCCAATAGTTTTCAAAGAAATATTCGTGATTGTCTTGAACAACTTGGTAAGGACTAATATCATAATCAGCATCCATTGGATGCACTTTTCTAATTGTAGTATGACCGTGCTGCTTATCAATAATAGCGTGGGCACGATCCGTAATGCAATAATCAATAAATAATTCTTTGAATTTATTTTTCTCTTTACGGACATCAAGGAATAAAGACATTAAATTATCAGCTACTTCTTCAGCTAACATTTTAAAATCTTTTTCAAAGAATTCTTCTACATCTGGGGGCAAATCAATTTCAGGACTCTCTGTTTCTGGGGTAAAGCCAAGATCTTGCTGCATATTTTTTGTGTAATCCCGCATTATTTCCTCACTGATCACTTTCAGCTTTTCTTCAAACTTAGCATTTTTAGCTTTTTTATTTATTACATAAGCTTTACGGCGAATAGGACGAAGCATAAACTCTCCGACAATTTGTTCTATTTTAGTTTGAATAAGTGGATAAACGATATAGGGGATTCCCAGGTCGATACCATCAGGACAAGTAATGGCTTTTTTAATTTTAGCTTCTTCGTCGCTCAGTTCCGCATTATACCCACGATAATACTTAATCATATTAGCTCGTTCGTCATTGTACTGCGGGGAAAGTGCAAAAAGAGCATATTCCTTTGCGTGTGATATATGCCAATCCTTATCTTTTTGTGATTCAGGAATAGTCTGATCGGGGAGCGATAACAAACTCATTGTAGTAAATTTTAGTTAAAAGTATTAATTATTTTCCAGAGTTTTATGATGTTGTTCCATTACAAATGAAAATACATCATTGCCATACTTAGCCATAATATCTTCTTGCTCTTTCTTGGCGTGCTCTGAAGTTCTTATTTGCTGATGCTGATATTCTTTTCGTTCTTCTCCTGTAAGATCAAGTTCAGGATCAAATATAGAATTAGTTCCAAAATCATTGTCTTCATTTCCGAATCGTTGTCCATAGGATTTAAAAACAGGTATTCCATTTTCAACTACCCAGGCTCCAAAATCTTCTATAGGATCTGAATCATTATCATCTTCATCAATTCCTTCGGAAAGATATCCAAACATATCAAGCTTATGAATCATTACCATACCGTAGGCAGAACCTAAATCCGAGTTGCTTTCGCCAAATTCAATAAGATGGTCCAATAATTCTTCAAACCAGATTTTATTCCAGTTTTCATTTACTTCAGAACGAAGCAATTTAGTGATTAGTTTGAAAGCGTGTTGATTGGACATTTTAAATCCATACTGGTTTACAGCACGAGAATTATAACCTTGTCCTTCAAGGTTTGGTCGCTCCTTGAGGTGCGACAAACCTCCAACACCTTCAAAATATGTTTTGATTACTACTTTGGTGTATTCGAGTAATGCCTGCGTATCATAATAAACGCAAAGCCTGAATGTATCAGAATAGAATTCATCATCATCATCCGAAGTACCCCTATCTAAAATATAAGCGATCGGTAAATCGTATGCTTTGGAAACACCGTGGAAACATCTATATACAATAGTTCCGCCAAGAGAACCTTTGTTTTCTTCTACTTCATCATCATAACTATCAATCCCGATAATATCAGGATTGTATGGAAGCTTGGAATGATCAATAGGATCCATAAGCTTAACCACAGTTCCTATTTCATCATCTTCTACGAATTTGATTTTGGAACCTCTGGCAAAATGAATCTTATCTTTTTCTTTTCTGTTTTTGGCCCGGGCAATAAGTTTCATTGTAGCCGGATCTGTATCTTGCCATTCTAATCGACCTCTGGTAATCGGGTAAGGACAATCGTCTAATCTGTTTTTCTGCGCATTAAGCTTTTTCCTGTTTAATAAACCACCGGAGTTTTTAATGAAAATGTCAGCTTCTTTAAGTGGGTAGGTTTGGATATGCTTAACGTAACCTTCAGAACCTTCTTTTTCAGCACGGTCTTTTATGATGTATTCATAAGCAGCTTCGCTATTGGTACGTCCTGTTCTAAAATCAAAGAAAGATATAGATTCACCGGTTTTTTCATCTGGAATACCATCACCAGGGAAATAATCAGTAGCAGAAACAAATACTTTCTTGAGATTGTACTTCTGTGGATTATTCCACATTGTTTTATATCCCTTAGAACCTTTTTCAATATCTCCACCAGTACCATAAATTATCGGGCTACCAAATTGAATAGCACCTTCTTTAAAACAAGGTTCGGTAGATTTGTAGGCAGCAATAATATCCTCGAATAAACCAGCTT